ATTATTTGGTCAGCTCCAACTAATGCTCTATGACTTCAATCCAAATGTCGACTATCAAGTATGCCCTGTTGAGCGTGCTGGTCTGCATGCTTCTTTGGAACAACGCCGTCAGTGCGGTTGGGTGGTTCAGGGAGACCTTGTGTCAAGAAGGTCTAACAAACTTCTGTCCAGGTCTCTACCTGGATTTATGCGTGTATGGCGCATCACTCAAACATCCCATAAGTTCATGGGATTTGTACTATTTAGCAATGAAGAATGGAGTCGCTTGGTTCAGACCTTTTGTGGAAATATTTATAAACAAAATTTGTGCTCTTCTAACGCATTTGAAGAGCACATCCTCCCTAACGGAAAAACTCGGTTTTATTGTAACGTCATTTTTGGCATTGTTTTACCCTTGGAAGGTTGTGATGCTCCTTTGGTTCATCCTGCACCCGGTACGGTTTGGAGTAAATCTAACGTATTGGGTAATTAGAAAATTTATTGTTAAAACGGTGCATTTCATTATGTTACCATATCGTGTTTTCTTTTTACTGCGGAATAAACTTGTGGACAAATATCATGCCTACCTCGCTTGGAAAAACGCATGGATGCAATGGGCTAAAGGGTTTGGGGGTACAACGGTAACGTTGGATAATGGGAAAGTTGTAAAGGTATCAATCGCTGAAAAGCTTGATGAAATCTTGCAACTGCTTCGCACCACCACCGGGCGACTTTTGGAATCACGTCAATCAGGATCTGATTTCATGGAAGTAGGCCAACTCCCCAAAGGACTAGTTGTTGTTCGTTCAGTCAATGGCACAACGGTAGGAATGGGTTTTCTTGTAAGGGCGAAAGGTAAACTATGCCTTGGTACTGCAGCACATGTAGGCCAAAAGATAGTCGACGGATTTATTTTGTCAGGGAATGCTGACAATCTCGCGTGCGTGCAAGTTCGTGATATCAAACCTGTGTTGACCACGACTCTCGATTTCATTCTGCTAGAGGTGCCTGAAAACACTTCGTCCATCCTTGGAATCGGGAAAGTCAAGTTGGGACCAACCCCCTCAGAAGGGAAGGTCGTTAATGCATATGGATTTGTAAACGGACGACTTTGCAGGTCGATGGGATTGACTGGTTCTTTGGCTAGGAATTTTGGGTTTAAGCACACCGCTTCAACACTTGCAGGATTCTCAGGCACTCCGTTGTATCACAACGACACTATTGTGGCGGTTCACTCTCGTAGCGATGCGATGGGTTACAACTATGCACTCTCACTGGACGTTTTCTTGAATGGCATCAATCAAACATTGGAGGCCAATGTCTATGAAAACGATTTCCGCGCATTTCGTCAAACCGAGGAGGATTTCTTGGAACGTGAAGATGAAGATCTTTACAACGAAGTTGCATGGAAGTGGGAGTCTCAAGCTGCAGTCGGTGCCCGTAACTCGGGTAAAATGTGGTGCACGTTGACGGCCAATGAAAGTTCGCATTGGGCTAGCGGGGCTGGTATCCAGTCGTTAGATAAATGGGCAGATGAAACTCCCATGGATTTTGATGACTTGGGTCCGGTGCCTTCACTCTCTGATTTCAGGCCACGGTTCGAATCAGCGCCCGGAAATTTTCGTCGGGGCTCCAGCCATGGGGCCGTATCTTCTACAAATGGCAAAGGCAAGGAGAAAGAGACAATCTGCGAAAGTGCGGTACCTTCGACTATCGTCAATTCGGTGGAGCCTCCAAAAGAGGCCCTACGAAAGAGGAAAAAGAAGAACTCGAAGCGCTCAAAGACTGGCACTGGCCCGACAAAGGCCCCAGTTTCATCGAAGACAGCCTCCACCTCCATTCCCGTGGTCTCGTTCGAGGATCATGGGAGCCTAATGAACTCGAACGAAAAAGAATCAGAGACCAAATCGTCAAGTGCTACCCTAGAGGAGGCACACCAAAGTGGTTTGCGTCGTGGTTGGAAACAGGAGTTGTTTCACATGAAGAGTGTGATGAACAAGCTCAAGTTGATGCCGGAGTCCGAAGAGGTGGCGATTACCCAAAAAGTAGTTGCTGCCAAGATTGCGGAGCTCCAAAACAACTTGGCCTTGTCCCGGAAGATTTCGACAGCATTCGCTCAGTAGTTGAGCGGAACGTGTCGAAAGACTCCCACCCAGGGTATCCTTGGGTGCACTTAGGTCATGATAATGAAACGGTACTCTCTAATCACGGTGATTTGGTCTGGAACGAAGTCTGCAAAAGGATTAACGCAATCATAGCTTGTCCGAACTTGTACGACTTGACGCCTGTTGAATTGATACAACAAGGCTTGTGTGACCCCGTCAAGGTTTTTATCAAGAACGAACCCCACAGTACCAAGAAGATTGTCCAAGGGAAACTAAGGATTATATCTTCAGTGTCTCTAGTAGACCAAATTGTTACACGGGTTCTTTGTCAGAACCAAAATGCACGGGAGATAATGAGCTGGAAAACATGTTCGTCGGCCCCAGGAATGGGTTTGCATGATGATGGTTTGCGTGTCATTTGGCAAACAGCGAAACTCTTCTCTGAAAAGGGAACAGTTTGTGAGACTGATGTGTCAGGTTGGGACTGGTCAGTACAGCAATGGGAGCTGGATCTGGATGCAGACTGTAGAACTGAGTTAGCAGGACAACCATTTGGTGGTTTGTATCACCATCTTGTTCGCGCTCACGCCTACATGGTCGGTAACTCTGTGTTTGTAAGTTCTAACGGAGACATGTTTGAACAAACGCTGTCGGGCGGTCAATTGAGTGGCTGTTACAACACTTCGTCTACTAATAGTAGAATTCGTGTTATGGCTACTCTTGCCGCCCGTTTAATTGCGGGTGTTGAGATAGATGCTCCAATGTTAGGAGTGAAGGCAATGGGTGACGACAGTTTCGAAATCTGGTTCGCAGAACTAGAAGAAGGTCTACGAAAATGTGGGCACACTGTAAAGATGTGTGTGCAGCGTCCTACACTTGAAGGGTTTGAATTTTGCTCTCAAGTTTTCGTAGAGGAAGGGGTAGCTTTCCCCGTTAATTTCTCAAAGACTCTCTTCCGGTTTCTGTCGCATAACCCCGCGGATCCTGACTACGCCGCGTACAAGGTTCAACTCGATTGGTACATGAGACATCTCCCAGTCGACTTGAAAACAAAAGTCAGTAGACTAACTAGTGCTCGAGTTGATAGAGCACAAAGATTAGCAGCAGGTTGCAAAGCAATTTGATCTCGAAACAATTATCATGGCAAAACGTAGAAACGGCCCCGTCCAAAAGCGGGGTGGTGGTGGTAATGGAACAAATCAGTCTGCTAGACGCCGGGGCGCGTCTCAAATCCCTCGCCCCTTAGCTCGCAATCGTGTGCATGTCCAACGGTGGATAACTCTCGACGGTAAACCGGAAATTCCGGCTAACCAAACGATGTACTCCTTCAGTAGACAAATAAATGCATTTCGATTCCCCGAGTTACAAGACTATATGACACGGTATCAGACGTTCATGGTGAATTCACTAGGCGCGAGATTCATGTCGGGAATGGAGAATATAATGGGAAGTATCGCTTTGATGGCGGTAACCGAGCACCGTTATTCTCAGATGACAATTCCCCCAGCTACGAACCACATGTGGTTGAAGAGCAATGGGTGTAAAGTTTCTCCTTGTAGGTCACAATGTAATAGTCCTCCTTCGTCAGATTTGATGAAGCAGGTGATTGTGGCTACACCAAGTGCAGGTAACAACAACCCTGGTTCCTCCCTCGGGTTCTTCTGGTGGGTTTTCGAAGGCCCCTCAGATACCGCTAATCGGTCTCATCTCGGTGAGATTGAAGTTTATGTGGATGTTATTTTCGATGGATTGTAGGATTTAGTTCCTCTCCTTGAAGATCATCATATTGTTCTGTCTCTTCAGTTGTTGTGTAGTCATCAATAGTTCATGCCGTCTTCGGACGATGTAGATTAATCCAGTAGTGGTCATCTACCCTTGCGTGGTCAACTTTCCGGGGCTTTCGAGAAGCCAAAGGCGGGTCTACCCGTTTTCGACGAAGCTAATGCTCTTTAGGACCTTTATCGGTGTGTCCATGCGATCCCGAGTAAGATCATTATGGTAGGTCTTCTGCGTCAAATCAAAACTTTGATCTCTGTCACGATCCTTAATTGGAGATACGTACGGGTCGAGTTGCGAGGAAGCAATTTTGTACTAACTGTAGTGTAAGTTCCTGTGGTTGCGGAAAACTATAACCGTGTAAGCCTGAGTAGTATTGGTG